CCGACCCCGCCCCAACCAGGGGCCGCCGAACGCAGGTAATCGGCACTTAACTAGACACAAAGGAAACAACGTGAACGAACCCACCGAACTAGACATAGCCGCCCAGGCTTGGGCGGAAGCCAAGGCCGCCGAACAAGCCGCCAATCTGCGCCGGATTGAAGCGGAAGCCAAACTCCTAGAGTTGGTCGGCGCGAAAGAAGAAGGCGCCACCACCGTCAAAACTGAGTGGTTCAAGGTGCAGACCACCGGAAAGCTAACCCGCACCCTACAGGCCGACAAACTGGCCGAGGTATTCAACTCGGTCCCGGCCGATCTGTACGGCCAGGTCATCAAATCGGTGCCGTCTCTCAATCTCGCCGCGCTCCGTGCGGTCGAGAAAACCAACCCGGACGTCTACAACGCATTCTGCCGCGCCATCGTGACAAAGCCCGCCAAGGCGGCGGTAACGGTCGAACTGCTGGGAGGAAAATAACATGGCATTTTCGCTTGCATCTATTACCAAAGGCGCCGGCCAGAAGCCGCCTATCGTCGTGATTCATGGCAGCCCCGGAATCGGCAAGTCCACATTCGGCGCTTGCGCGCCAAACCCGATCTTTCTCCGCACTGAGGACGGACTGGGGATGCTTTCCCCAGACACGTTCCCAATGACAAAGACCTGGGGCGATGTTATGAGCGCGCTTGGCTCCATCTATGCGGAGCAGCACGACTATAAGACCCTGGTGGTGGATTCCCTGTCCGCCCTGGAGCCCATCATCTGGGCGCAAGTCGCCGCAGACGCCGAGAAAAGCTCCATTGAGGAACTTGGCTACGGGAAGGGCTACGTCCTGGCGCTCGACTACTGGCAGCAATTGATTCAGGGCTTGATCTCAATCCGAGATGACAAAGGCATCACGCCCGTTTTGATTGCCCATAGCGAAGTGGTTAGGTATGACTCGCCTGAGAGTGAGCCATACGACCGCTACCAAATCAAGCTCCACAAGCGCGCCTTCTCCCTGCTGTATGAACGCGCCGACGTTATTGGCTTCGCCAATTGGAGGACTTTAATAACCAAGACAGAAGTAGGATTTAATAAGTCGGTCAGCCGGGGCACCGGAACAGGGGAGCGATTGCTCCACCTGGTGGAGCGACCGGCCTACATCGCCAAGAATCGTTATGGGATGCCGGAAACCATCCCGCTCGATTGGCAAGCCTTCGCCGGATCGCTTCCGGCCCAATAGCCCAGAAACGCAACCGCATAGGAAACGCAAAAATGCAACTGAACTTCGACGCAACCAACGTCCTGCCAGCCGACGACTTCTCCCCGCTGCCCGCGGGGGATTACCTTGCTATCGCCATTGACAGCGAGATCAAGCAAACCAAGTCGGGGACAGGAGCCTATTTGTCCATCACCTTCCAGGTGGCGGATGGACAATACATCAATCGGCTGATCTGGGGCACCATTACCCTGTCAAACGCCAATCCAAAAGCGGTTGAGATCGGCCAGAGGCAGTTGTCCGCACTCTGCCACGCGGTTGGCGTTCTGCGCCTGACCGATTCCGCGCAGCTCCACAATATCCCGGTCAAGCTGCGCTTGTCGATTGAGGACAAGAGCGACGGCTACAAGCCTCGCAACAACATTGAGGCTTACAAGCCCGCCAACGCAAATCCCGCCCCGCAGCCGTTCCAGCCTGCCCAGCAGGTCAATCAGGCCCAGCAGCCCGCCGCGCCGGCCTATCAACCGGCGCCCCAACCGACACCGGCCTACCAACCGCCACCCGCGCCCCAGCAAGCGGCCCGTCCGCCCTGGATGAAGTAGGTCCGATGGTCGCCATCAACATGGCCATGCCGGACCCCACCCTGGAGGCGGTTGACGCCGCCATCCAGGCACGGGGCCGGTCTGAGCAGGCCCGGCCCTATCTCGGCATGAGCGAGATAGGGAGGGAATGCAGCCGGGCGATTTGGTACGGATTCCATTGGTGCTCGCCGGTTTCATTCGATGCCCAAGCGTTCAAACGATTTGAAGACGGCCACCGGGGCGAAGCGCTGCAAGCTGAGCGATTGAGAATGGTCCAGGGAATCACGCTCTACACCGAAACCGGCGGTAAGCAATTCGGATTTTCCGACCACGGAGGGCATTTCAGAGGCCATATGGATGGCGTGGTGCTGGGCCTATTGCAGGCCCCTAAGACCTGGCACGTCTGGGAGCACAAGCAGACCGACGAGAAGAAACAGCGGGCGTTGGAGAAGGCCAAGCAGGAGTTGGGCGAGAAGCAAGCCCTCAAGACGTGGGATCCGGTCTATTACGCTCAGGCCCAGGCTTATATGGGCTATGCGAACCTGACCCGCCATTACCTGACCTGCGCCACGCCAGGCGGCCGCCACACGATCAGCGTCCGCACAGACGCCGATGTGGAAGCGTTCGCGTCGATCCGGGATAAGGCACTGCGCGTCATAACCGCCCAGGAACCGCTGGCAAAGGCCAGCGAACGGCCCGACTGGTATCAGTGCCAATGGTGCAGCCACCACGCCCTATGCCATGACGGCGGAATGCCCCTGGTCAATTGCCGGACCTGCATCCATTCCACGCCGGAAATGGACGGCGACGGACGGTGGAGTTGCCGGGCGATGGGATGCGACCTGGATACCGACACCCAGCGGCAAGGCGCGGCGTGTCCTGAACATCGCTTGTTGCCGTTCCTTGTGCCTGCGGCAGTCATTGATTTTGAGCGGCCTGACGAGGCGTCATTCTGCGGCATCCGGATCAAATACCGCAAGCCAGACGGAGCCGAGACCTGGAATGGATGCGCCCCTGGAGACTACGCCAGCCGGGAAATGGCCGCGAATTTCGCCGCCGCTGGCGACCCGGAAGCGGACGAGATTAGAGCGCGGTTCATGGCGGAATTGATTGGATAGGCACAACGATGATCCAACCACACCCCCACCAGCGCCAGGCAATCGACAGCCTATATGCCTGGTTCGCAGCCAACCAGACGGGCAACCCCCTCCTGGTGCTGCCAACCGGAGCAGGAAAATCGGTTGTGCTTGCCGTCATGATAAAAGAGATTCTTACATCCTGGCCGGACCAGCGTATCCTGGTACTCACCCACGTCAAGGAGTTGATCGAACAGAATGCCAAGCGCTTAGCCGCCGTATGGCCGGAGGCACCTATGGGCATTCATTCCGCCGGGCTGCGCCGGCGCGATTGCTTCGACCAGATCATCTTTGCCGGGATTCAGTCGGTCCATTCCAAGGCGCTGCACCTAGGCCGGTTTGACCTGATTTTGGTTGACGAGTGCCACCTAATCAGCAGCAAAGCGTCCTCCATGTACCAGCAGTTTTTCAAAGCATCGCGCCAGATTAACCCGGCTATTCGGATCGTCGGGTTGACTGCCACGGATTTCCGCACCGGAACCGGATCGCTAACCCACGGAGATGATGCGCTCTTCTCCGCCGTGGCCTATCAAATCGATCTGCTCTATTTGATCGAGCAGGGCTATTTGTGCCCCCTGGTATCCCGCCCCGTTGACACTCAGATTGACGTGACTGGCGTCCAGACGCGCAACGGCGAATTCGTCGCCGGACAATTAGAGTCCGCCGCCGACAAGGACGAAATAACCCAAGCGGCACTAACCGAAGCCATCACCCTTGGAGCCGACCGGCACCATTGGCTGGTGTTCTGCGCTGGCGTCAATCACGCTTATCACGTTACCTACGCGCTAAACGAACGTGGCATCAAGGCTGCCTGTGTAACTGGAGAAACTCCCGCACTAGCTCGCGCCAATGCCATCGCTGAATACCGCGCCGGCCGCCTTCGCGCCCTGGTAACAGTCGGCGTCCTGACGACCGGATTCGATGCCCCGGAAACGGATCTCCTGGTAATGCTCAGACCAACGCAAAGCCCTGGGCTGTACGTCCAAATCAGCGGGCGCGGCATGCGGACGGCGCCAGGTAAAGTCGATTGCATGGTCCTGGATTTCGCGGGCAATGCAATCCGACATGGGCCAGTAGATCAAGTCAAAGCCTGGATTCCAAAACCGAAAACCGGACCCACCGCCGCGCCGTTCAAAGTGTGCCCAGAATGCGAATCGAAAGTAGCAACTAGCACACGAGTTTGCTATTGCGGGTATGAATTCGAGCTATCCGAAAAACCAAAGCACGACGCCCACGCCACAACGGCCCCCATGCTTTCGACCGACATTCGGGCGGCAACGGTCAGGAAGCCAGTATCCCGCGTCATCTACTGCAAGCACCAATCCATTGGGAAAATGCCTAGTCTGCGCGTCGATTATTACGACGGCTTGATGAAAGCGGCTAGTGAATGGGTATGCCTGCAACACGACGGATACGCGCGCCGCAAAGCCGTGCAATGGTGGGTTCAGCGCCGCAAAGACCCGACGCTACCAGTGCCGGACTCAATTGATGAAGCGCTAGACGCTATGCCATACGACAACCTGAAGCGCCCGGCCGCTATCGTTGTAATGCAAAAGAAATACCCGGAGATCGTTGGATATGAATTTGAATAACCTAAGCCCAGCACTGAAAAACGAAATACTGGAAAGCTTGCGAGCGCTCATGCAAATTGTCGAATTATCCCCTGTAGCCACGCCATGCAGCACTTGTGGATATTTCGGAACCGGCGGGTATTGCGAGCAATGGAAAGCCGAAGTTCCGAAAGAGAACCAGCAAGCCGGGTGCAATTGTTGGCTTGATGAGATACCTTTTTGAGGAGACTAAACGTGATTAGAAGCACAACCCAATTGACCCTGAATAGTGACGGCGACTTGCTGGACGTCCGCGAGCACGAGGAAAACGATTAATGGATGGAACTTTCCATTAATGGGCAGGCGTTTGGTTTCCCCAAAAGCGAAGCATCCGAGCTAATCAACACGATTAACGAAATCGCAGGAAAATGAATGAACATCCACGACCGCGCAATGATGATCCTGGCCTCGAACGCCCAATTCCGCGCCGCCACCGGCGGGGATGCGATTCGGATCGGCCTGACCCGACCAATCATGGGTAAACGGCTCCAGCAATGGGCCATGCGCTGGATAGCGAGGGGCAGCTTATGAAACTTGATGACATTCTTGTCAGGGGGCCAATAAACCGCATCGCTGGGCTTGTTGTGTCCGGAGGGGAACACTACGAGCCGAACACGAAGGGCAATGGGGGTGACAGCGAGGTGCCAATAGCCGTGGTCCCAGTTCCGAAAATCATTCGGAAGGGCGCAGGGTACGTTGATCTTGTCGGGAGGCGCTTTGGCCGGTTCACCGTGCTCGGGCTGTCGGCCTGTTCATCTCGCGCCTGGGTTGTCCGGTGCGACTGCGGCAGATATTCGATCAGGACCCCGAAAGCCATTAAAAACCCGGCAAACAGATGCGACATGTGTGACCACTGCCGCCACCTGGTCTATTTGCGGCGGACGGACATATGGCGCCGGACAGGAAAACACGTTGACCCTAATGAACTATGAGTGTCGGGAAATGAACACCTGCATCTATTACCGCAGCACCGGCTGCCCCATGCGGGCAGTCACCGGCAAACCAGACCAATGCACTACGTGTACAAAAATGAGCAATCAAACATGAGCGAAAGACCCCTTCTGTACGGAGAAGACGAATTACGTGATTGGCTAACTGCCAGCGGATTCCGCTGCGAGGTAGACCCAATAAGGTATCAAGAGAACGAATGCAACTGGTATGCTTATCGCCGCAGCGAACTCAAAGCAAGGCGCTGCGAGTGCAACGATTCCAAGGCAGGCGTACAGCTCTTGATAAAGCCCAGTGTGATGCAAATCGGGGATCATGAGCTTCGGAACGTGGAGGTAGAATTACGCGGCGAAGCTAATGGAATCTGGTGGAACCTATCAGCGTATAGCATTAAGCCTGAAGAGGTTTCAGAAAAACTCAACGCGATTGAGCCCGCACTCGTAGCTGCCTGGAATGCCCTGCAGCCCACCTGTGAAATGTGGAACAACGCACCGAGAGGCAAGAAATGAACACCTTAATCTTTGAGGAACAGTAAAATGAAACTAACCAAAACAGTATTTTTCCAGCTAACCATGACTGAAAAAGAAACGGAGTGGCTAAAGGGAGTAATGCAAAACTCTCCCCCAGAAGAAGATGAAGAAGACCGCAAGATCAGGAGTAAGTTTTTCACCACCCTTCTATACAAGCAAACCTGTGAAGCAACTGAAGAACAATGAAATGCCAAGCCGAGTTTTCATGATCTGCAACGCCTACGAATCCGGCTTCGGCCATGGCCTGGCGAATGACGGAATGGACCTGGTCCAGACGCCGCATTCGGACCCGGAACTGGGCGAGGCGTATCAACTGGGGTATGAAGCGGGGAAAAAACAGCGCGCCATCCCGACTGAGGTGCTGGACCTGGTCAGATACATGTGTGCCACCTGGGCGGAAATAGACGGATGGGCCTTGGCATCCGTCGGCATCAAAGCCCTGTGTAAATACCCGGTCATCCAGAGATTGCAAAACCAACTTGATTTGCGGCGGATCGGCGAGCAGGCACATAACCTACAGAATGTTAGAGCAGCTATGGATTGGATGCTCAACCAATCAACGCCAGGAATCGAGAGGCACCCGGCTCCAGAAGAACATAAAGGTTCGGCGGATGATTTTTATCGCAACATGAAGGGCCTGAAATGAAAGTCTGGGTAATGACTAATTGTCTTGGGGAGATGATCCCATCCACCTGCGCGCTAACTCGGGCCGAGTCTATCAAGAAGCTAATATATATAGGTGATTGGGAGGCGTCCACATCCATGAAAGAGTTACAGAACGACGGATTCATGCCCGTCAAGGCAAACCTTGAGCGGATAGAGACGGGGAAGGCTGAGAAATGAACAAGCGCAAGCAAATCAATCTACTCAAAGCCGAGAACAGGCTAGCGTATAAAACGCTCGACGCCTATCTAGACCAACTGGTGGCGGTGGAAAAAGCGCTGCACCCAGATCAGCCGCTTATCACGATGAGCTGCTCGAATACCGTCCAGCAGGTTACGGAGTTGGTCCACGAAAACAAACGCCTGCAAGCCGAGATTGACATCATGACCGGCAAATCCATCCCACGCCCTGCTCCCTGCAAGCGCCAGTGCGAATCAACCGCGTTTGAGATTGAGATAGCGAGGCTGGAAGCCGAAAAAGAAATCCTGCTGGCGCAAGCACGTAAGGATCGCCACGCGCTATCTATCGGCCGCGCAATTAACCGGGCCGCCGAATTGTTGCCGGACAAAATGAGCATTACCATTGATGTGGAGCGAGACTCTGGAACAGTGGACTTATTCATTCGCGGCAGACTGGTGTCTGAAGAGTTCCACGGAGATGATTTAGGCGAGGAGATCAACGCCGCAATAGATTACGCGATTGCCGTCGCGCAAGAACAGGAGCCGCAAGCATGACCGCTCTGCTCCCATGCCCCCACTGCGGCGCCACTGAATTAGACGGGCCGCACTTTACCGAATATTTCGGGGATCGTCGGATACCCCATTGGTGGGTAAATTGTCCAGATTGCCCATGCGAAATGGCCGCGGACGGAGAAACGCAAGACCTGCTGATCGCAGCGTGGAATAGACGAGCCAACCAGGAGTAATACTATGAACCTGATCGATGAAATCCGTAACGCGCAGATTAGCGCGGGAGAAGCCGCAGTGCGTCGTAATCTGGAGCTATTGGGCCTAGCACCGCCAACACCTGAGATGCCTAAAAAAATCCGTCACAGCCTACTCGACATCGTAGCCGCCGGCCTGGCCGCCCACGGCTACAGCGGCCTGGTCTGCCCCGGCGTTTGCGGGTGCAGGATTGACGACCTGTCTCCGGGTGATTGTATTGATTTTGCGTGCGCGCCCGGATACCAGCACACCCATTCCCAGCGGCCAGAGGATTGGATTATCAGCACGTCCCAGGACCCTGTCCAGGACGAAGAAATAGACGCATGTCGCCCGTGAGGACAAAGATAATGAGCATGGAATATATCCGTAATGCGGCCCGTATCGGAAAAACCTATTTATTCTCAGCAGCTCATTACCTGACTGGCGTCCCGCATGTCCACCCATGCGCCCGGCTCCATGGGCATAACTATCGCATCGATATTGAGCTATTCGGCGAGATCGATCCAGTTTCAGGATTCGCCAGAGGGGTGGATTTTTCCGACCTGGACCGCTCCATAAAGCCGATCATCGACCGGATGGATCACCGACTGCTGAACGATCTGGTCGCAAATCCGACAGCCGAAAACCTCGCCCGCTATATCGCGCAGGAGATCGACCTGGAAAGCGTGGTATCCGTGCGAGTGTGGGAAACCGATAAATGCTGGGCAGAGGTGGCACGGTGATTCACTACCACGGGACACCGGTTGGCGGATCTAGGCAGGATGTGGCGAGATTTTTACAGGGACGACATGCGCTGATCCCGTTTTTTCGGCAGGAGGATCTAGGAATTGCTGCCGAGGTCTGCAAATCGTTTGTGTTCGACAATTCGGCGTTTTCAGTCTGGAAAACGGGGGGGGTGCTTGATGTGCCTGGGTATATCAAGTGGGTCCGGGATTGGTGCCGCCATCCAGGATTTTCATGGGCACTTATTCCCGACTCAATAGACGGAGGCGAAGCGGAAAACGACGCGCTGCTAGAGCAATGGCCCGAGGATCTGTCGAGGTATGGGGTCCCGGTCTGGCATTTGCACGAGTCGCTCGACAGATTGCAGCGCCTGAGCCTGACCTACCCAACCGTCGCACTAGGATCCTCCGGCCAATGGAGCAATCCCGGAACCGGGCCATGGTGGCGGCGCATGGAGCAGGTAATGGATGCAGTCTGCGATGATGAGTGTCGTCCAGTTTGCAAGCTCCACGGCTTGCGAATGCTAGACCCAGCGATATTTTCCAGGCTCCCGCTCACGTCCGCAGATTCAACGAATGCGGCTATGAATGCTGGCTCGATCAATCGCTTTGGGATGTATACCCCGCCCACCTCGTCCCAACGGTCGGCGGTAATTGCAGAACGTATTGAAGCCCACAATTCCGCCCCGGTCTGGGTTGGGTCAGGCCAGCAATCCATGGCGTTGTGAGCAGATACCAGCCATGACCACCCCCGCCCTCCTCCCTCTGTCGTCCGCCGCCCAAATTCTGGGTGGCGTTTCGACCCGAACCGTCCGGCGCCTGATCCAGGACGGGGCGCTGTCGGCGTTCCATGTTCGCGGCAGGATCATGATTCGCGCAGAGTCGCTGGAACGCTACCTATCCCAGCCGCAAGCCGTCCATAATCAGCCTGGGACAAACACTCAGGAGCCGCAATCATGCCCCGCCGCGCCAAACGGGACCACGACGGGATATTCAGCCGCGCCGACTCGCCGTACTGGTGGGCGAGTTGGACGAGCGGATCCGGCCGCCCAACTCGCCGCTCTACTGGGATTCGCCAGGACGCCGACTTAAATCAGGTCAAAGCCAGGGCCTGGCGCGCCCAGCAGGTTTTGCGCGAGTCCCTAGCCGAGGCCGACACCAGCCCGACAGAATCCGGCCATACATTCGACGCCCTCATGGTTGCCTATCTGGGCGAGGTCACGCCGGCCAAGCGGGCGCCAGACCGGGATAAGTGGTCGGCAAAGGCCCTATTCCCCCATTTCACCGGCCAGGTCCTGGAAAACCTGGGCGCCGCCGCCGCCAGGCGCTATCTCGTAGCCCGGAGACAAGCCGGGATTGCGCCCGGCACGATCAATAAAGAGATCGGCCTATTCAGCGCCGCCATCAACTGGGCCAACCGCGAGCTAGGCTGGTCGGTCCCCAACCCGTTCCAGTCCCGTCGGCAAAAAGAACCGGCTGGACGGAACCGCTGGCTAACCCGCAGTGAAGCGGCCGCAATTATCGTTGCGTCACGAGAAAGCAAGCGGGCGCCCTGGTTGACCGACTTTATCCGCTTGGGCCTTTACGCTGGCCTGCGCCCAGGGGAAATCCTGGGCCTGGAGTGGGCGCGGGTGGACCTAACGGCCGGCCTGATCCGGTTTGACGCTACGGATCAGAAAAGCGGAAAGCTTGCGATGGTGCCCATCAACAGGGAAGCCCGCCACGCCCTGCTTGCCCGCGCCCGGTTTCGCGCCGAGCATTGTCCGGCTTCGACCTGGGTGTTTTGCGGGCGTGATGGATCACGAATCGCCAGCGTGAAAACCGCGTTCAATCTGTCGGTGGCGCGGGCCGGCCTTACGGACGTGCATCAGCACGATTTGCGCCGGACTTGCGGGAGCTGGCTGGTACAGGCGGGAGTGGATATTTATCGGGTCAGTGAGTTGCTGCGGCACTCGGACCCCAGGGTAACGGCGCGGGTCTATGCCCACCTGACGACCGAAAATCTGGCCGAAACCGCCGCCACCCTGGACGGGCCAGGGTACAAGATTTCACGCTGAGTTTTCACGCTGGGAAAATGCGAATCCAAGTATCGTGAAAACCGCTCGCAACCCGCTGTAATCATTCAGTTTTTTGGTGGGCGCGGCTGGGTTCGAACCAGCGACCCCTGCCGTGTGAAGACAGTAATTGATAACTTTTTCCTTTATTTTTCAACAGTTTATGATGTTATAGCGCGTGAATTTGGCGGCTAAACGTGACAAAAAAGGCCGTAAACCGCCCCCCGGTTTTCACGTTGTTTTCACGTTCACGCCAGATCAAAAAACGCTTGCACTTATAATTTAGTGGCCATATAATTATCTCAAGAGGTGAGGCGATGGGCCTAACCGGAGAGGAGAGAGAAATGAAAAAAGAGTACGTAGTGGTATGGACCATCTCTGAGAATATGGATGAACATACTGACCTTGGGGCCATCGGATGGTACAACTGGTACAACGTTGCGAACGGCGAGCCACAGCCGTTCGTAGCCGACGAGGCAATTGCCAGGGCGAAAGACGCCGCCCTGGCGGTTTTCAAGGCGCCCGGGGAATCCCCCGGACGCCTCCCTAAACGAGCGCTTGTGCGGACGGACGGCGGCCGCGCCGTCGTCTGCCAGACGCGCGGGCGGGCGGGCTGGTAGCCTCGGTGACAGCAGGCCGCCCCAGAGTCCCCGGCACGGAAGCCGGGAGGACCCCGATATTCAAGCTACCGCTGCCCGCCCCGATGCGGGCGGCGATCCAGGCCGAGTTGGCGCGGCAGGAGCCGGGCAGGAAGCAGACACTCTCGGAGTGGATCCGGGAGGCGATTATGGAAAAGCTGGGGAAAATTCCATAAAAGGGCTTGCATTTTGCGCGCACTGCGCGTAATATTCAAACCGTGGACCAGCCACAACGGACGCCTCCCGATGCAGGCACGGAGCAAGAAGATGAACGATTTTGAAAGCTACCTCGAAGAAATCCGGGGCCTCTCCATCGCTCTGATGAGCGACGCAGAGATCGCCCGCGCCCGCGCAGACTACGAGGTCTGGGCCAGCAAGGCCCGCCGCACCACCAGGCCGCTTTCCGACGCGGCCACCTCAGCCCGCGCCACCGCCAAACATTTTGGAGGGCGCGCCCTCACTGGCACCGCCAGCCAGAAGGAATGGGCGGAGAAAATCCGCGCCCAGAAGATCGTGGCCATGCCACTGGCCGCCGCCGAGTTGGCTTGTGACCCGAACGGTCTTGGCCGCGCTGCCAAGTTTTGGATCGAGAACCGGGACCGGACCGCCGCCGAGATCGGCGCCTTCTTGGTGGAGCAAAGAGCCCTCCTGGCCCAGGCCAAGGCGCTTCACGCGGAAGGCAAGGCGGCCGAATACGCGGCAGTGGCCGCCCGTTACAACGCCCTCACCAGCAAGTGGGGGTTTTGAGATGCCCACCGCATACGCGCTCAAGAGCCGCATCGACAGCCGGTGCGAGTTCGGCTGGGAGCCCGACATGGCCCGCCTGGCTTTCTGCTGGGCCTGGGGCGAGGCCAACCCAGCCGTCCCGCCCGGCTTTATCGCCGCCCTCCATCGCGGGGGGCGGGACTACATCGTCAAAAACTACTTCCTGGTGCCCGCGCACTGGGCAACCACCCGCGAAGCGGCATGGACCCTGCCCCTGGACGACGTGTCCAGGTATTACGGCGGGCCGAAAACCCGCGACGAGGACCAGATCAGGCATTGGGTGGCAGTCATGCCGCACCCCCTTGGCGTACGGCAAGCCCTGCTGGAAATGCTGGTGCCGGAAGACCGGCGACTGCTGGCGGACCCAGAGCTGGTCCGGCAAATCGCACGACAACTCGATGAGGACGGATAGCATGGCCGAATCCCCCTACATAGCCCACGTCACCCTAAGCACCGGGCACCTGCGCCGGTCGCCTAGGTCTGAGGTGGACGACGACACCATCGCGGTCCTGGTGCACTGGCTCAAAAACGCCAGGGCCGCCTGGGAGCCGGTCCCACTGCCAGGCGAGGCGTTCGCCGGATTCGCCGCCAAGGTTTTTGTAGAGCATGGCGCCATGGTCTGTACTGTCTACGGTCCGGCCGGAAGGTTCCCAAGCCTCGCCGGGATGGAGGCCGCGCACGACGGGGTGCCACTGGTCACGTTCGGCGTTGCGCAGAGGTCCCGGCATAGCAAGGCACTATGGGATCGTCTAGTCCAGGTTTCCGACCAGCCCACAAGTTGCGCCATGCCAGATGCCCCATGGTGCGGTGTGGTGCTGCACCCTCCCCTGCCCGCGTTCCCGGATGCTATGGACTGGCTGGGGGATTTTGAAAGGTGCATCGCCTGGGCTTGGATAACCAGGCGGCCGGATCTCAGGTTGGCGGAATGACCCCAACCCCGCAAGAAGTCAAGAGCGCCCGCCAGGCGCTCCAGGCCAGGCTGGGGCTCAACATCACCAAAACACAGGACCACTGCGCCGGGTTGGTCCACACCAGCCGGCGGGCGTGGCAGCAGTGGGAGCGCGGAGACCGCCGGATGCACCCGGCGTTTTGGGAGTTGTTCCGGATTAAATCCGGTAATGAACTGGAGAAACACAATGTTGCCTTCTGACAAATTTCTTAAAGCACTAGAAAAGGAAGTTAATGCGCTAGTTAAAGAGAAATTGGCTTTATTTATGGAGTCTGAAGAATTTGATGTCTTGGTTGAAAATACAACATCTGAGATAGTCAAGGAAGCCGAGTTGTCTATCGCGCCAGCATCATCCGGTACTGGTCTTTTCCTGGGTGTTTACCACCAGGATAGATGCTTCGGTTTCATGTTGGACATCGAAAAGGCCGTGGACAACGAACTAAACGGACTTTATAACCCGATAGAGGACAATATAGATGAGCTTAAGATCATAGCGGTTAAGCTTGATGCTTTAGTAAAAAAGATCAATCAGGCAATAGACGGCGCAGTCTCAAAAATACCCTAAACCTCCACCTCAACAATCCCCAATTCCGGCGCGGCCCCTTCAATCACGCCGCCCCGGACGAACGCCCGCAATCCAACCGCGACCGACGTGCCGGACACTCGCAGCAGCGAGCCGCCAGCTACCGGCGGGATTTGCACAACCGACGTGCCGGCGCCGGTATCGACGGAGATCACCTCACCCACCATCAGATCCGGTTCCGGCGTGAGGGACTGCCATCGGCTCCATGGATTCTGTTTTATCACGCCTCCACCTCCCGGCGTTCAATCGCCAGCGTTTGACGAACCGTCAACTTGTCCGTCCAAGCGGCGGCGATCTCCACCGACCGCACCCGGCCCTTGATCCCGGCCAGCGCCACCAGTTGGCCCGGCTTCAGCAGGCCAGGCCCGGCGCCCGTGGGCGTGAGCAGGCAAGCGGCGGCGATGCTGGCGCCGGTGCCGGATTGCGACAGGATCGATATAGCGCGGGCTGTTGCGGCCACGCCCGCCCCGTCGCACAGCAGGGGATCGGCGACCATCGGCGCTTGCAAATCTCCAGCGGTGCCGGTTACGACGCAATGGGCCATGGCGCCGTGAGTCGTGCCGGACACATAGACCCCGTTGTAGAGCGGCCGGTTGTCCGGCTGTTGCTGCCACGAGATCAGCGCGGATTCTGGGATGCCAACGTCCGGGACTTGGCCATCCCAATCCCAAGACGGGGATGGATAGCGCGGGTAGGCCCGGATGATCTGGGCGGCTGGGTCGGTGAGCATGCACCCGTCCACCGGCGCGGTGATTTGAATCAGCCGGTCAATCGGAGTGCCGGAATAGGCCAGCAGGCCGCCGGGCACCAGCCATTCTGGCAACGCCCAATCCAGCGTCCAGCCGGTATTTTCCAGGGCTTCCTCCCCGATTTGCTGCGCGGTGCGTGGGTTGGCGACCACGCCAGATGTGGCGGACAGGAACGGCGCGGCGAGCCAGGCGGAGCGGGAGCGGCCCGCAATCGTCAGGCCGGTTTTGCCGAATTGTTTGGCTAGGTTGGGCGTATCGACGAGGAACTTGAACACGTGCCCGTTGATAGTCGCCTCCAGTTCTCGCGGCAGGAACGCGGGCGCGGGGGGAGAGATCAAATCCCAGGCATCCGGTCCGGAGAGATTGGCCGACAAGGACCAGCACCAGGAATCCGCATCAGTGCGGATGGTGAGCGCGGTCACAGGGAGCGGCACCCGATCCGGCAGGCGCACGACGGAAATGCTGTTGAACACGCGATAAAATCTCCTATCCGGGATGATAACCCAGGGGAATTCTGGACAGCGGGCGCCGATACTGAGCCGCATCCCCGGCAGCGGCGCGCACAAATGCAGCGCGGTGCCCCAGGGCGGCGGCGGGACCGGCGGAACCGGCGGGCCTGTCCGGCGGGTGTTGGCCGGAAGGAGCCCGTCTTGCCATCCGATCAAGAATTGGGATGACAGAAACGGGCCGTCGGCGGATGGCTGAACGCTGGCGAGCGTGAGCGTTTGGCCGGCGGGCCAGGCGGCGGCTGCGCCCTGCTGAAGCGCTGGCGATGCTTGCCAAAATGCCGTGCCAGCCCTTGGCTGAAGCGTGCCATCCGCCCAGTCGGTAGCGCTGGCGTGGGTCAGGCGAGGCTGCTCCGCCCACCCGCTTGCCGTGCCGCCCATCCGGGCCGGGCCTTCCGCCCAAGCCGATTGGCCAGCCGATACTCGGATCGGCGCTTGCGCCCAGCCGCTCGCCGCCGCACCTCGCAGTCCGGGTCCTGGCGCAATCCGACCGCGCCCGTGGTTGGCGCGGGCGGGCGCCGGCGCGATAACCGATTGGGCGGATCGGCATGCTTGCGGGCCTTCCGACCAGCCGCCGGGTTGCAGCAGATGGACGGCAGATAACAGGTTAGGATCGTAATTCGCGGCGCAGAAGCCACGAGGCGCGCCGGTCCTGCCCCAGGCCGTCGCCCGGAACACATGCCGGACGACAGCAAAGCCACGCGCCGCCGGCCCGCGTCCCCAGGCTGTTGCGGTGCGGTCGGTGGCGGAACTGCCACCTATATGAAGCGCGGTGCTGCCCGCTGCCCCGCCAATGTGCAGGGCATAGGCCATTATTCGATGACGCCCCAGGACGTGATAGTCACGTAGGAGCCTTCCACCAGCGAAAGGTTGTCGATCTCGATGGCCGCGCCGGAGCCGTCCAGGCCAACCGGCCAATCTGCTACCGGATCGCCGAGGCTGTCGTAAGATCGCGCCCAGGATGCGTTACCGGACGCCAGGCACAGCGCAGGGTCCAGATCGTCGCCGGTGAAGGTCCCGGCGGCGGCGGCTCCGGCTGGGTCTGGAATAGCAAAAGTGACCAGGGCGGATTGAAATGTGATAGCCGTGTCCGGCGTGGCCGGGGCGGTGCCATCGTAAATTGTGAGCGTCCCGCCGCCCAGCCGGGCCGGCCACTGGTTAGCGCGGGATTGGCGGGTGGCCTCGGACAGCGAAAGGATGTCGCTCATGGCATGGGCTCCGGACTCACGAGATCAGCAATTGCCGCGTTGAGCGGGTCGTCGCCGTGGTCATGAGCGATCAGAATATAGCCAAGTGGCCGGTTGGCTAGGGACTGGAATGAGTAATTGCCGCTTGCATCGCTGAATTGCTCTCGCAGCAATCTCCCTGATGCCCGGTCGAATAGCCGAACACGGTAGGCGCCAAGTTGGCCCAATTCATCGACGGTGCCGGCGATCTGATAAAGACCCCCGTCTTCGCGATCCCATTGATGCGGCGGATCATTTAGATTCACCAGCGCGGTCGGCCAAGGTGGATCGTACGCCGAATAGACGGAGATGCCCGGCGGGATATAGAACGGGTCAGCCATTAGTTGGCGTCCCAGGGACCTGTCACGTCAACCCAGAATGCGCCTGTTGGGGCGGACGTGCTGTTAAGAGTGCCGAAACACGCAAACGCCCGGTCTGTGTACCCTGGAACATTGAGCGTTTCGGTAGGCATGCCCCCCGTATGCAGAGCACCAGAGGTGTTCTGCGGGCAATAGAGTACCCCCGGGATATAGCCATAAACATGGAATGACGCATCGATTAGCGCTACGTAGGACCGCCAAAGAACCGCGTTGTTTGGACCGTTCGGAAACGCCAACCCGATGGCACCACTACGAAAATCATTCACATATCGAATCCCGTCAGCTTTTACAGTGAAGGAAATAGCAGTGCCCAGCCCAGAATATCCACGAGGCGAATAGTAGTTAGCCGTACTTGAAAAGTAGAATAAATCGTTTGTTGTGGCGCTGGAGGCGGATGTGTAATATGACGCATTCCCCCCAAAAACCGTGAATCGATAAGCGTCCCCGCTCTTATACGAATATTTATCCCCAACGAACAAACAAAACCAACCGCAAGTGCTTGTTGTCCCGACCGGGTTTACGAGAATGAAAGCCATCCGATCATTGGCGACGATTACCCACGGGCGGTTCGTGGTCGTGCTCTGATGTGCCCGCGCCCAATAGAGCCCCCCACTTACCTGAGCATCCGTGGGGAATGGCCCGGTGCCGGTATCCACGTCGGACATCGTCTCGTAGCCACGGATACGATCTTCGTAGCTAGATCCGGAAGCATCAACCCGGAGGTAACTACCGGACCCGGAGGCCGAGTTGTTCCGGTAAACGGCTTTATTCGTGCCGGAATAGGGCCTGGTCCAGCCAGCCGGGGCGCGCTTGGCCGTGATTGTTCCGGTGGCGGTTTGGTCGGAAATGCCGGAGGTCGGGAATGTGAACACTGTTGGAGAGACAATCGTTATCCGCGTATCGACGTTCAGACCCGCTGGCGTGGCCCCTTCGATCCGAATCACCGGGTTTGTTTGACCAAAAACGGTAAATCCATGCCCCGCTGATTTGGTGCAAGTCGCGACGTTGGACGCGACGACAACAGAATCAAGAGTTACAGACCCATACCCATTGACGAGGCAGCCAGAGAGAATAGCTAGATACCCGCCCGCCGCATAATTGAGTGTCGGCGCGCCGGAGTCGGTGGATTGAAAGAGACGGACGGTATTGGGCATGATTAAGCCTCGATGTTGCCGATCAGGAGCAATTCAAATTCATCCGGTAAGCCGGTGGGACTGCTGGGTTGGGTAGCGCGAACCAGATCAATGGGCACGTCCGACGCCGACAAGTTGAAGCGCAAGCAATTGCCAGTTGCCCAGCCAGAGCCCCAGCCGCGATAATCCAGCGTAAATAGCACTTCGCTGGTCAGTGGGTTGGCTGGCATGGTGTTGGTACTCGTGTCACCCACTCCCACCAGCCCCATGTTTTCGCCGATCACTTGGAATTGGGTAGATGATGTGAATTTAATCAGAATTCGGTCATCCGGGCATCCCTTATTCGTGACGACTATGGGGTAAAGGGCATCGGCGTATTGCGCCAGCGGCTCAGAGCCGATCAACTCGTTAGACCATTCTCCCGTCCAAGCGGATTGGGCGAACAGATTAGAATAGCGGGCCTGGAGCGTTCCGGCGAATAGGACGCTGGAAGCCATGGAGTCATCTGCCGGGAAAGCATGGGTCACAGGCCGCAGTAGGGCCATGGTGCCATTGATGTCCGTCGATACGATCCGGGATAGGTCCGCTATGCTGTGCCGCACGGTCCATGGCGCAGTAAAGCCAGTCTGATCCAGGGACGGGCTCATGGTAATGGTGCCTAACTCCCGGTTTAGCTCGTATTGACTCGGGTGCAATTCGGCGCCGGTTGAGTCGGTAATGACCGCTCGGTACAGCCGGACCCGCCCGCAGTCAACCACCTGATTCGCGCTCAGCGTTGCTACCGGGAGATCGTCCGAATGGTGAATTAACAGCATTCGGCCCGGCGCATACACCACCGCCAAGCCATCCGGGGGCATTCTGGCCGCGTCAACGCCGAGGAGCGCGGAATCTGGCGGGAGGAACGTCTGGGCAACGGCGTTGTAAATCACGCTGTCGGCCAGGACCAGGGCCGGTTTCCAGATATAGAGCACGCCGCCCAGGCTTACTCGCCAGTCCGGGTCATACCAGGGTTCTAGCTTTTCCTCGGGAGTCAGCGCGGAGTCTAATTTCCACAAGCCGAACCGGGCACGGCAGACGCCACTTAAGGCGTCGAAGCGGACCTTGCAATCCGCGTCCTCAAGATTGCCGGTCGAGTCAATCGTTTTAGTCTTGACGGTCCCATCCAACAGGGTGAAACGCAATTGCAAGGTGCCGGGTTTGATGGGCGCGATGGGGGTGCGGAAAACCACCTCCTCAACCGGCTGGCCGCCGACTTCTGTGACCAGGGCGTCGAGCGTTACGGCATTGGTAACCCCACCGGTCCAAGTGGACAGGAACACCCGCCCGGTGGTGGGGTCCAGGGTGCCGGCCAGAGTACCCGCGCCGGTCGATACGGAGGGATCGAGATAGACTTGTCCGGCGGTTTCCACAAAGCGTGAAGTGCCGATCCGGAACTGAACGCTGCCGCGCGTGATGTGCTCGGCGTAGCCTTTAGTCAGGTCCAGAGTCATGGAACTCAGCGCCACGGTTTCCGTCGCCGCAGTGTCGCCGCCTGTTACGCGGTAACGGACTTTCACCCAGCCGGTTTCGTCGAGCGGCAGATAGGCTCCAGTCGGCAAGTATTCCCATTCTTTGAACGTGGTGCGGTAGGTGGTCACCTCGTAAACCGACCCGCCGCCGCCGGACTCTTGCCGGGTGCCGATGGGGACCTGCTCATAGACGGCTTTGGGTACCGAAATCGTCAAGTCCGGGAGCAGGGTCAGGGTGCCGGCGCTGTAATTGATCGTGCCGTCGGTGCCTTCCGGCGCCATTAGCAACGCGCCCGCGCCGTCATCCTGGATGATTTTTACCGGATCAACGGTATGGGTCGGCGGGACGATCATTTCCCATGTGTCGGACAGAACCGGGTCATAAGCTTCGATCAGGAGGTTAAATTCCACCTCCACGGACCCAGGCAACAGGTTCCCGGCGGCCAGGGTGAGATTGATCTCCCCTTCCCCGTCCCGGATCGGGCTCGAAAAGGTTTCCTCAACCGCAGTGCCCCAGTCGTAGGAGATCGAAAACTCGGTGCCGAGGGCCGGGAGCGTCGTCGGGCGAACCCACCATTCGCCGGTGGCGTAGCGGATATAACCCACGCCGCCGGTGCCGGTCAGGTT